TGCACTTACAATATAGAAATGGTTGAAGATTATTATGACGGAGATGAAGCCATATCCGGAACTATTTCATTACATAGAAAAAAACAATCCAACACATTATACACGATTAATGCATTAAACGAAACAATTAGAAGTTTAAACAACGGAGTATTGGATAAATCATTTCCAATCCCTTGGGAAAACTATCAAAACAATTTACTATTGACAAATGAAGAAGGGTTGAATATTATCCCTACAAAAATATTCAAAATAATAAATGTTAAAGATTGGTAAAAAAGCTTGGTATTTTCCAAAACTTCTTTATATTTATTACTGATTAACAATTAAACAATTAACAATTAATTAATAGGAGAAACAAAATGGATATTAACGCAATCAAAAAAAGGTTAAACCAGTTACAATCAACCAACACTAGAACTTCAAATCTTTGGAAACCGCAACCAGGAAAACAACAAGTTAGAATAGTTCCAAACAAATTCAATCCAGATACACCATTTATTGAATTATTTTTTCACTACAATCTAGGTGGAAAGAACTATCTATCACCGATTTCTTTTGGTAGACCAGACCCAATTGAAGAATTTTCACAAAGACTAAAAACAACCGGTAGTAAAGATGACTACACACTTGGTAGAAAATTAGAAGCCAAGATGAGAACTTTCGCACCTGTTATTGTTCGTGGTGAAGAATCTGAAGGAGTTAAGTTTTGGGGATTCGGAAAGACAGTTTATCAAGAACTTCTTTCAATCATTGCTGACCCTGATTATGGTGATATTACAGACCCGAAAAATGGTCGTGATGTAACATTAGAGTTTAAAACTGCTGAAGAAACAGGAGCATCATTTCCTTCAACTTCAATCAGAGTTAAACCAAATCAAACACCAATCACGGAAGACTCTAATGTATTAGAGAGAATAAAAGAAACTCAAAAAGAGATTACAGATATCTATCAAGAGTTGTCATATGAAGAATTGACAAATGTCTTGAATGAGTGGTTAAATCCTGATGAAGAATCAACAGAAGAAACATCAGTAAAAGAAGAACCAAAATCTGAAAACGAGTTCGATAAAAAACTAGCAGAGGACAAAGCTAAAAAAGAATCAGCTAATAAAGTTCAAGACGCTAGTCAACAATTCGACGATTTATTCAATAACTAAGGAGTAGAAAATGTCAGTAAAAGACGATTTGGCTAATGTCATAGCCGATAACCTGAACAAAAAGTTCAAAGACAACAAAGTAGCGTATTTCCTAGACGGAAGTGATGATACACCAACAGACATTAAAGACTTTATTTCAACAGGGTCTTCAATGTTAGATTTAGCAATCTCTAATCGTGAAGACGGAGGTATTGCTGTTGGTAGAATTACAGAAATCAATGGATTAGAATCAAGTGGTAAATCATTACTTGCATCACACATACTTGCAGAAACTCAAAAGAAAGGTGGTATCGCAGTTTATATGGATACAGAAACATCAGTCAGTAGAGATTTCTTGGAAGCTATTGGTGTTGATGTTAGTAAATTGTTATATCTACACTTCGAATGTGTTGAAGATATATTTGAAGCCATTGAAGATATCATTACTAAAGTTCGTGAATCAGACAAAGATAGATTAGTAACTATCTTGGTGGACTCACTAGCGGCTACATCAACGAAAGTTGAAATAGAAGCAGACTTTGGTAAAGACGGATACGCAACAACAAAAGCAATCGTTATCTCAAAAGC